CCCCCCCCCCCCCCCCCCCCCCCCCCAAAAATTTTGCCAACTCAGAAAATAACTTGTCAACTAATCGCCGGTATGCGACAGTGCCCCCCATGAAACAGCCTAAGACCGACTACACCTACGTCGCCTCGTGGGTCGTGCTCGCCCTCCTCTGGTGCGCGGCGATCGTCATGGCGTTCAGAACTTTCCCGTGAGACGTATCGTTGACGAGTTCACGCACTTGCCCATCTCCCGCCAGCGGAAGTATCAACTCCGCTGCGAGCGCGATGGTCGCTGCCGCCTCTGCCGCGCCGACGTAGCCCCAGGGCAGCATTACTGCCCCGAGCACTGGTCGAAGCAGCAGGAGCACATGAGCCGGCTGAACACCGCCCGCAAAGCCGCTCCGGCCACCCCCGCAACCGCGCTCCGCGCCGAAGACCTGGTCTGACCCACCAACACTCATGCCCAAAGGAGCCGTCCGACCCTACACCCCCGCACCCGGCCACGGGCACACGCGGAAATACATGGCGCAGCGCGGAGGGACGCATCCGGTCCAACTGGCGGAGTATGCCCGGCGCTACACCCTGCGCGCACTGGAGCGCATCGCGCAACTGGCGGGCATCAGCGACAAGCCGCTGGAGAAGGTCAAAGTCCTCGACCCCGGCGGTCGGGTGGTGGAGATTGACTTGGAGGTGCCGGCGGCGACGCAGTTGAAGGCGCTCGAACTGCTCCTCAATCGCGGCTACGGCACGGCGCCGCAGGCCATCCGCATCGACGTGGGCGGCGATGGACCGCCCGTCGAGGGGGCGCTGGCGTTGACGATCAAGGAGCGCATCGCCGCCCTCCGCGCGGAGACCGAGAAGCAGGGTCAGACGACCGACCTGGAGGCAAGCGAGGTCAGTGAGGTGGACGATGCGCAGCCGTCGGCGACAGCCGTGGCGCTCGCGGCGGTGATGTCGCCCCCGCGTGAGGAGAAGAACGTGACGCCGTCGCCCCAGCCGACGCCGTCCGCCGCGGAGCTGGTCTGACGATGCCTTACGCGGACAAATCGCTTTCGGTGTTGCGTGCGCGGGAGTTGAAGGACCGAAACCACGCGGCAGGGTTTTGCGCCCACTGCGGGAAATCGTCTCAGGCGAAACTTTCGCGTTTCTGGCACAACGAAGGAGCCCCCACATGGCAATGCGCCGAATGTAGCGCCAAGCACAGCGCACGACTTCGGGAACGATACATCGCGAACCTGGAAGCGGGTCGGTGTGGAACGTGCGGGAAGAACCCGCTTGAGACCAAGACGCTTTGTCATTCGTGTCGCGAGGATGCGAAAGCCCAAGCCAAGGAAGCCCGTCTGCGGCTGATAGAAGCCGGGCGTTGTGTCCAATGTCGCCGGGTGAACGATGCGGAGACGACACGCTGCTCCGAATGCAGCGAGAAGCACCGGGCGTCCAAACTCCGCTGCCGAGCTGTCCCCCAGCCATGAGCGCCGAAGTCCTCCCGCTGTTCGACTACTTCCGCGACTGCTTCGTGCCGTTCCAGCGGCTCCAGTTACCGGTCAAGCCGCTGCACAAGGGAGCGTGCGACGTCATGCAGAAGGCGCTCCTCGGCGACCTGAAGAAGAGCTTCGTTGTCATCAACATCCCGCCGCGCGTGGGGAAGACGAAGATCATGGAGGCGAGCATCAGTTGGATGCACGCCTTCTTCCCCGACGCGCAGTTCATCTACACCAGCTACTCGAACGACCTCGCCAAGTCGTCGGTGCGCTACATCCAGGAGGTCGAGGGGTCGGAGTGGTATGTGAAGCTGTTCGGCTCCCGCTTGGGCGCCATCCGGCAGGCGGACCACTTTACCACGCTCCAAGGCGGCAAGGTCTACGGCGACGGCGTCGGCGGGTCGCTGACGGGCGTGGGCGCGGGGCTCAAACGCCGTGCCGGCGGCTGCATCGTCATCGACGACCCGAGCAAGCCCGACGAAGCCCTCTCGCGCGTGGAGTCGGACAAGCTCCGGTTCTGGTTCGAGAACACGCTCAAGAGCCGTCGCAACAGTTCGCAGTGGACGCCGATCGTGGTCTGTATGCAACGGCTGGATACAGACGACCTGTCGGGCTTCCTGCTGTCCGAATACGGCGACGACGTGGAGCACATCAAGTTCGCCGCGATGGAGAACGGCGAGAGCACGATCCCCGAGACCGTCACCACGAAGTCGCTGCTGGACACCGAGCGCGTGAACCCGTTCGCGTTCGCGGCGCAGTATCAGCAGGAGCCGGTCGTGCTCGGCGGCAATCTCATCAAGCTCGCCGACTTCCAGTATTACCCCCACGGACAGCCGCCGAAGATCGAGCACAAGATCATCGTGTGCGACACCGCCATGAAGGCCAAGACGGCGAACGACCACTCGGTCCTCCAGTGCTGGGGCCGCAGTCTCAAGCGGGCGTTCCTCCTGGACCAGATTCGCGGCAAGTGGGAGCCGGCGCAGCTCATCAAGAACGCGAAGCAGTTCTACGATAAGCACCACAAATCCGCGTCGCCGGTCGGCTACGTGGCGGTGGAGGAGGCGTCCGCCGGCACGACCCTGATCGCGGAGATGCGCAAGAAAGGCATCCCCGCCCGCGGCATCGTGCGCACCAAGGACAAGGTCACGCGCGTCATGGAGGCGTTGCCGTATCAGGCGACCGGCATGGTCTGGTTGCCCCGCGGAGCGCCGTGGCTTCAGACGTTCGAGGCCGAGGTCGCGCAGTTCCGCAAGGACGGCAAGAGCAAGCAGGACGACCAGACCGACTGCTTTGCGGACGGCGTGACGCTGCTTCTGGGCAAGGGCACCAGCATCCTCAACGTCATCGGTGCGGAGGACAAGGGGCCGCGGGCGAAAGTGAAGATCGCGCAGGCGATGCAGCGCAAAGCCGCGATGGGGGCTTGACAGCGAGGACACAATCTGTCTTTGTCCGCGTCGCAGTCGTTCTTTGCCTAGCCGCCGCCTCGGGGAAAAGTGCTGAAGACTAGGGTTACGCGATGAGGAGAAACGAGGCGGCGGCGCAAATTTTCGGGAGTTCGTCTAAGAACTAGGATACGTCGCAAGAGGTCGTCGCCTCCGTGATGTCGGATGAAAGGCCGACGCTCCCGCCACTTTCAATGCCCGGCGTGTTCTTTGGATGAAGCAACCAACAACACAAAACCAACCGGGCATTGAACCATTTGGAGCCTCCACGGTGCCTTACCCGCACCGTATAGAAACAGAACTGACCTAACCCGTCTAGCTGTGGAGGTTCCGCCAACTGCGGCGATTACGCCCACGACCGCAACGTCGCTAAACTAAAAGCCCCGTCATCTTGTTTCGGTGACGGGGCTTTGCCATTTACGGCGTCAGCGCCGGAGGTGCGAACGTGCTGTGCGCTCGGTGCATCTCCAGCAGGTCCACCGAACCCACATGGCCGACGAGGATCGTGGGGTCCACGTTGGCCTCGTAGCCGAGGGCGCGGATGCGCCGCGTCAGCATGAAGTCTTCCGGTAGGCGCCGGTCGGTGCCGCGCATTGGCCCCATCGAGCACAGCTCGAACCCTTGCTCGCCCCGATAGGCGTTGTCTTCGATCGCGTATTTCGTGTGCCCGCCGTAGGCGCGGATCAGCTCCTCCAGCAGATCGTAGCGCATGGAGGTAAAGCCGGTGCAAAGCTCTTCCACGGACCACAGGCCGGGCGTCTGTGCGGACGGCTTGGCCCAGCCGTTCCAGCTCCAGCGGCATTGCACCCCCTTCAGCGGGTAGAGACCGCCGACGTAGGGCACGTCCCACGCCAGCAACCGCTTCAACTGGTCGCCCCACACCACGTCGGAGTCGATCCAGACCAGCCGCCCGCAGTCGGTGCGGGTGCGCCAGTCGTGGAGGAGGAGGTTCCGGGCATGGGCGACATCGCAGCCGCCGCCGGGTTTGATGACAAAGCTGTATCCGGGAAGAGCGGTCAACGCCTCCTGGAACAGCGACATGAACGTTTCCCACCGGACGTCGCCCGAGCGCAGGCACACGCCGATGAACACTTTCTTGGGATCACGGGTCATAGCAGCGGCGAAAGACGCGATTTGTCCTCGGGGCGCAAGTCTCTTTCGCCTTGCACCTCCCGTTCGACGTTGGCACAAGCGGCGGCATGGTAGCCGCCCCCGACACAGCCCGTATGAACAGCCTGATCGACCTCGTGAACCAAGTCGCGCCGGTCGGCCCCGGCTGGTCCACCACCCTGTCGTCGCCTTTCCCGCTGTCGCTGAACAACAGCTACACGCCGTTGTCGCTGAACCGGATTCTCCTCTCCTACGCCTACATGACGCAGGGGTTGATCCAGACGGTCATCACCCAGCCGGTGAACGACGCTTTCCGCGGCGGCATCCAGATCAAGTCGTCCGAACTCGACGACGCGGACCTGACGCTCCTCCTCAACACCCTCCGCCGGTCGCGCAAGCGGGACGCTGCGACGCGCAAGCTCGCCCGCAAGGTGAACCCGAACGCGGCGATCAACCTCGGCAACTCCGACCTGCGAGTCATCATGGACACGCTGAATTGGTCGCGGCTCTACGGCGGCGCCGGCCTCATCATCAACACGAACCAGAACTATTCGTCGGAGCTGGACGTGGACGCCATCACCCCCGAGTCGCCGCTGGAGTTCATCGCCGCCGACCGCTGGGAACTGATCCTGTCGCAGACCAACGTCTACAACACGAGCAATCCGGTTCCCTACAACTTCTACGGTCTGCCCATCCACTACTCCCGCGTCGTGAAGGTCTCGGGGGTTGAGGCGCCGTCCTACATCCGCCTTCGTCTCCAGGGTTGGGGCATGAGCGAAATCGAGCGGTGCATCCGGCCGATCAACGCCTTCGTCAAATTCGAGTCTTTGATCTTCGAGCTTCTGGACGAGGCCAAGATCGACGTCTACCGCATCCAAGGGTTCAACGACTCGTTGCTTACCGAGGACGGCACCGCGAACACCCAGCGGCGCATCCAACTGTCGAACCAGTTGAAGAACTTCCAGAATGCCCTCGCGATGGACAAGGAGGACGAATACGACCAGAAGCAGATCACTTGGTCCGGCCTTGCCGAGATTTGGCAGCAGCTCCGGCTCAACCTCTCGTCGGCATTGAAGATTCCGATGAACAAGCTGTTCGGAGAGAGCGCCACAGGTTTCGGCGGCGGCGAGGACGCACTGGAGAACTACAACTCCATTGTTGAGGGGGTCCGCACGGACGCCGAGCCGCTCGTGACCGAGGTGGTGGACCTGCGGTGCCAGCAGTTGTTCGGCTTCATCCCCGACTACGAAATCGTCTGGCAACCGCTTCGCGTGTTGGACGGCGTGGAGCAGGAGAAAGTCCTGACGTCGAAGCAGGCTCGTATCCTCGAAATGTTCCGCGATCGCCTCGTCACCGGCCGCGAGGCAAGCACTCTCCTTCGCACCGAAGGGTTGTTGCCTATCGACACCGAGGTTTCGCAAGGTCTCCGCGACGTGGAGCCCACGCTGCCGAACCAAGGCGATCCGTCGGACAAGGCTCTCGCCGCGCAAAAGGAACAGGCCGAGGCGAAGGCCAAAGAGAAACCGGCCAAGGCGGAGAAGTGAAGATCACGGTTGAGCCGGTCGTCCACAAAGACGGCTACACGGCAGTCCTCGAAAACGAGGTGATGTCGTATTTTCGCGAGGTGCTGTTTGATCCGCTCCGCGAAATTACGTCGCGCATTCAGCGGGAAAACGCCGCTCCGACGGACGACGACGACTATTCTGTGCTTTGGGCCGCGCTCATGGCCGGCACCATCTGGTATGCGGACGGCGTGTTCTCGGGGAAGTTCAACGCCGCGATCAGCAAGGCGCTTCGGGCCATCGGCGCCACTCGGCGTGGAGACGGATTCGCCATCGCGCAAGGCGACATCCCGATCCAGATTCGCGGCGCTATTGCAACGTCGTTGCGTCGCGGCAAGGAGACTCATGAGGAGGTGCTGGCATTCCTTGCCGCGCTGATCGGCAACGCCCCGAAAGCGTCGCCGGGCATCCCTTACGCGAAGGCTGTTGACATAATCATCAAAGACGCGCAGGCACAGTTCGTGAAGACCGTTGCGGCGGTCCCTGAACTACCCAAACCGACGCCAGTCCCCGAGGGATTGAAGACGGAGTTGGTTCAGGAAGTCGCCGCGCAAACGGACTTCGCGATCAAGAACTTCACCGAAGAAACCGCCCGCAAGCTACGTGCCCGAGTCCAGGAAAACCTTTCAGGTGGTGCCCGCACCGATCGCCTCGCCAAGATCATCGAGGTCGAATTCGGCGTTGCCCAGCGCAAAGCCCGCATCATCGCCGACGCCGAAACGTCGATCCTCGTCTCCCGGTTTCGCCAACGTCGCTATCAGGAACTCGGCAGCACCCGCTACGTCTGGCAAACTGCCGGAGACGAAAAAGTCCGACCCACTCACGGAGAAAGCAACGACCACCGTTCCCTTGATGGCCGCACGTTTTCGTGGAACGAGCCTCCGGTGGTTGACTCCGCGACCGGCCGGCGCCGGCATCCCGGCGAGGACTATGGGCCTTGCCGTTGCGTAGCACGCCCCATCTTCACCTTCTCCGAGTGAGCACCGCCATCGAAGTCGAAACTGTTCTCCGCCAAGCGACGCTTGAGCGGTTCAACATCGCATCCGACGGGAAGCGATTCGATTGCAAGTTCATCGAGCCGGGCCTCGTCAACTATCGCGACCAAGGCGGCGGTCTCGAACTCCTCAAGAAAGAGACTCTGGACCGCTGCATGGCGACCGCAGTGGGCAACCCTCTCACGGTCGGGCACGTCATGGTCAACGCCGAGAACCGGACCGACGTCGAAGAGGGCATCGTCCACGAATACTACTTCAACGCCGAGACCGGCTGGTATCACGTCAAGGGCGTTGCCGACACCGACCGGGCAAAGCGCATGATTGCGCTCAAGCGCCCGTCCTGCGGATACGTCGTGACATCGTGGGGCCCTGGTGGCACACACCACGGCATTCGCTACGACCGTGAGATCACCGGCATCAAGTTCAACCACCTCGCGATCGTGGACAAACCCCGATACGAGGAAGCGGTTTTCCGTTTCAATTCTTCACCCATGAACCTGTTCAAATTCATCCGCAATTTCGTCCTCCGCCAAAACGGAGCGGACGGCAAGCACGTCGAGTCGGTCGAGACCGAAACCATCCACCTCACGGGGGACACCCTGATCGAGACCGAAGTGGACGGCAAGAAGCTCACTGCCCGCCTCAACGACCTCGGCAAGCTCTGGATGGACCAGACCAAGGCTGCGGTCGAGGCCCCCACGCCCGGCTTCAAGGGTGACGAACTCATCGACTGCGGTGAAGGCTGCGGCAAGGTGAAGCTGAACGAGCTGATCGAAGCCTACCGCTCCACGCGCAAGAACGCGGCTGCGGAGGACGAGAAAGCCAAGGCCGACGCCGCCGCGAAAAAGAAGGCCGATGACGAGGCGTTCGCCCGCCTCAATGCCGCGCAGAAAGCCGGCACCTCGACGCCCACCGCCCCCTCTTCCGATTCGATGGCTGATCGCCTCGAACGCGGACGTAAGAAATACTAACCATCAGCCCAAAAGGAGAACACGAACATGCCCTTCCTCGGTCAAGCTATGAACCAGTTCACTCAGGCCCCTATTTTGGGCCAGGTGGACGTGGTTCCCACCCCCAACGTCATCACCGCTCAGATCAATCCCAGCTCGTCTGCCACCACCATCCAGGTCGGCGACGTGGTGAAGTTGATCGCGGGCACGAGTTCCACGATCCTCGTGGACGTTTGCTCCGGTCCCACCGACGGCCCCGTCCTCGGCGTGATCCCCTACAACGAGCGCAAGAACATCTACTCGGCCGGCGACATCGTCGAAGTCGCGCAGGTCAACAGCTACGTCTACCTCAAGTCCTCGGCGGCTGTCGCCCGCGGCGCCAAGGTCACGACGACTGCCTCGACCACCACCGCCGACCCGCTCGTCACCACGGTCTCCGTCCCGAGCACCCAATACGTGACTGGCGTCTCGGTGGACACCGCGACCGGCGCGAACCAACTCATCCGGGTCCAGATTTCCCCGTCGTTCAACTCGGGCGTCTAACCCTCAACACCCAGATCACCACACCATGAAATCCGTCCTTTTCCGCAACACCGGCCGTCTCAACAGTGCCGGCGTCGAGGAGCGCGAGCCGATCTTCCTGTCCAATCGCCACACGGCGGGCAAGTCCCTGTTCGTGAACGGCGACCCCGCCCACGGTCTGGACCTCCGCCTCAACGCGGCGGCGACCGGCCCCGAGAACGCCACGGGCTACCAAATCCTCATCGACACGATGACCTACATCAAGCAGCAGGAGTCTACCCAGACTTACTACGAGCTTGGTGGTCGCAAGCCCTCCGACTTCATCCCCGTCGCCGTGGGCGATGGCGCGTGGGCCGGCAACATCCTCACCCGCCGCGTCTATCAGAATGCCGGCGACTTCGAGGCTGGCCTCGTCCGTCAGGGCTCCCACAACGCCCGCCTCACCGGCTCCACGGTGTCGATGGATTCCATCTCCGTCCCGACCTTCATCTGGGACGACATGGTCCAATACAACCTCGCCGAAATCGAGCAGGCCCTCGTCGCCTCCAACTGGGACATCATCGCCGCCAAGCACGAAGCCCGGCACAAGAAGTTCCAGCTCGGTCTCCAGCTCATCTGGTTCATGGGCACCAAGAGCGGCAACATGGAAGGTCTGCTGGTTAACACCCAGACCAACATCAACACGTCGCTCATCACGGCCCCGATCAATGGTCTCAGCGCCGCGGACTTCAAGACGTTCGTCGCCGGCCTCATCAACGCCTACTGGGTGAACACCAACAAGACGACGATGCCCACGCATTTCGTCATTCCGATGTCCGACTACCTCGGGCTTCAGGTGCTCACGCCGGGCTCCGCAGGCACGTTCCCGGTGCCGATGCTCACCTACCTGGAGAACGCCTTCAAGGCGGCGACGGGCAACCCGAACTTCCAGATCGTCGGCAATGCCTACTGCGACGCCGACACCTCGAACTCGCTTCGCGGCATCAACAAATACACCTACGCGCTCTACAAGTATGACGCGAAGGCCCTCCGCGCCGACCTGCCGGTTGACTTCACCGTCACCCAGCCGAACAGCATGGACAACTTCAACTTCCAGGACGTCGCCTACTGCCAGTTGACCGGCGTCGGCTTCTACAAGCCGCTCGAAACGCTCCTGTTCCAATACAACGCCTGATCCTCCTCCTCCTATGGCTGACAAGACCCCTGAACCGAAACTGGTCCGCGTCTACAATCGTAGCCGTCGGTCGTTCATCCACAACCAATGGACGGTCGCTCCGGCCACGTTCTCGGAAATCCCCGCGGACGTGGCGGAACTTCTCGTCAAAAGCTATCCCCTCGACGTCGTGGAGGCTGCTGTGGCTCAGAAAGAGCTTGGCGGTCTCAGCGCCGTAGTGGCGGAGAAGAACGCCGAAATCGAGAAGCTGAAGGCCGAGTTGGCTGCGGCGAAAGCCGGCAAGACCAAGGGCGGCAAGCCCGCGACCGACGACGTCTGATCCGTGGCCTACGTTCTCCCCACCATTGGCGGGTTCAAGGCGCAGTTTGTCAGGGATTTTCCCTACGCTACGCCTCTGAACCCGTCTGGGGTGACGAACGCCTCGGCTTCAGCGTCCATCAACGACGCCGGCAGTGTCACCGCCATCGCGGTTGACACTGCCGGTTCCGGCTACGGGACCACGGCTCCCGGAGTCGTCATCTACGGTGGAGGTGGCCTCGGGGCTACTGCCACCGCTTCTTTGACCGCAGGCGCGGTCTCCACGATCGCCGTCACAAACGCAGGCTACGGCTACCAGACGGCGCCCTACGTCTATCTTGCGGTGGGCGACAACACCAACACCGAGAAGGTGACGGACTGGGACATCGCGCGCGGGATCACCACGGCAACCCAGTTCAACCTCAACGCGGGCTTGTTCTCGTCCCAAGCCGCGTTCACCTACGCCTACAATCTCCTCGCCGCGCACTACCTTTGCGAGACGGTGATTGCCGGCGGCACAGGTTTGTTCGGCAAGGACGATTGGCTGACGCGGGCGAAGTCTGTCGGCGACGTCTCGCAGACGTTCGACATCCCGAAGCGCGTCCTCAACAGCCCGTTTCTCGCCAAGCTCTCCAAGACCACCTACGGCGCGCAATTCTTGGAGCTGGTTTCTCCGCAGCTCATCGCCAACATGGCGCCGTTCCACCGTTACACCCTCCCGTGAGCAAGGTCACTCTCAACCTCCAGCCGCTCCAGAAACTCCAAGAGCAGCTTGGGGAGTTCGAGGTGGGGCGTGTTCAGGTAGGACTCTTCCAAGAAACCGCCGGACGGTCGGCGGACAAGGGCCGGATCGCGGACAATCCGACGCTCGGCAAGGTCCACGAGTTCGGTCAAGGCACTATCCCGGAACGTTCGTTCTTGCGAATGCCGCTTACCCTCCACCTCGCGCCCACGCTTGGGCAGAAAAACTGGGTTGAACCGCTGCGCAAGATCGGCGCGAAGCGGACGCTCGGCATCGTGGGCGCCGTGGCCGAGGACGTCGTGCAAGAGTCCTTCGCGACCCGAGGCTGGGGCGCGTGGCCGGACATCAAGCCCGAGACCAAGCGGCGCAAGAAGTCTTCGGCCATCCTCATCGAATCGGGTCAACTGCGGAAGGCAGTTAGTTCGCGCGTCGTATGATCCCGCAACTCGGCATCCCCTCGGCGAACAAGCTCCCGGTGTCGGTGTCGGCTTCGCAGTTGCCTGACATGAGCGGCACCGTGCAAGGGTATTTCCGCCCCCTGGTGCTCGTGCGCGTCCAGAAGCAGGTCGTGGATCACGAAATCATCGAAGCCCGGTCGGAGTTGTCTTGCCGTGGCACGATCCAGCCGTTCGGTCCGCGCGAACTGCGCATCAAACCGGAAGGCCAACGAAGCTGGGACTGGCAACTCCTCCACACGACGCCCGACGTGGCGCTGAAGAACGACGAGGAGTTCTACGTCAACGGCACCCGCTATCGCGTGATGAGTCAACGCAAGTATTCGTCTTACGGATACATTTCCTACGAACTGGTGCAGGACTACAATGGACGAACCGATTAAAGTCGTCGCGGGCATCCTGCAATCGGAGCTTGGTCTGAAGGAGGACCAAGTGATGCTCTACAACCAGAAATTCGACATCCCGCCGGACGACCGGCTCTACGTCACGTTGTCGCTCCTCGGCTCCCGCACGTTCGGCGCATCCACTCGCTACGAGAACAACCCGGTCAGCGACGAGCTTCGGGAGACGCAGCGGGTGAATCAACAGCAGATGATTTCGGCCACGCTCATGTCGCGGTCATCGGAAGCGCGCGTGAACAACTGGCGCGTGCCGGCGGCGCTCGTCAGCACCTACTCGCAACAGCAGCAGGAAGCCAACTCCATCAAGATCGGCCAAGTCCCGGTGTCGATGAACGACGTGTCGGACGTCGAAGGCACCGCTCGACTGAACAAATACTCTTTGACGTTCCTGCTTCTCGCTGCTTACAGCTACGTCAAGCCCACCCAGTTCTTCGACTCCTTCGGAGGCCCGGAGATCATCACCAACCAGTAACCGCCATGAGCTTTATCAGCGTCACGAATTTCGTCGATGTCTCTGTCTCGACTCCTCCGGTCGGGCTTCGTTCCTACGCCGTCAACAACCTCGCCATTTTCACCAAAGAGGCGCCCGTCAACGTGGCGATCACAGCGAGCAACCCCGGCGTCTACGTCAGCCCGGCGGACGTCGCTGCGGACTGGGGCACCGGCAGCGAAGTCTATTCGCAGGCTGTGGCGGTTTTCTCCCAAGAGCCCAACATCCTCGACGGCGGCGGTTCGCTCATCATCTTCCCGATGCAGTCCGGGGACACGCTCACCGACGTCATCCAAGCCGGCATTCTCGTCGTCTTCTTCGGCGGCGCCATGTGGGCGGGCTACACCCCGAACGACTCCGAAGTGCTGGCGGCGTCCACGGCGGTCCAGTCAATCCAGGGGGTCAAGCTGTTCGCCAGCTCGCACCTCACATCGTCCCTCACCACCACGACCGGCCTCTTCTGGAAGATCACCGATGCCGAAGAGCGTCACACCCGCTGCTTCCTCTATGTGGTCGGCGGCTCGGCGCTCAACGCCCGCCTCGCGATGGCGGCTTACGCCGGCCGTGCGCTCTCGACCAATTTCGACGGCGTCAACACGACTGCGACGATGCACGGCAAGACGCTCATCGGCGTCGATTCGGACACGAGCATCACCCAGACGATCCTGAATACCTGCAAAACGGTCGGTGTGGACGTCTACCCGTCCGTCGGCGGCGGTGCGCAGTATGTCGGCAAGGTGTTTTGCACCGCCGGCAACGACTACTTCGACAACGTCTACAACCTCGACTGGATCGTGTCGGCGTTGCAAGTGGCGGGCTTTAACGCCTTGACCACGACCGGCACCAAGCTCCCGCAGACTGAGCCGGGCATGGCGACGCTGAAGGGCGCCTACCTTGACGTGCTCCAGCAAGCGGTCGCCAACGGCTTCGTCGCCCCCGGTGTCTGGAACTCCGCCGAGCTGTTCGGCAACCCGTCCGACCTGCGCCGCAATGTGCTGAACGTCGGCTACTACATGTATTCGCAGCCGGTGAACCAGCAGACGCAGGCCAGCCGCGAAGCGCGCGAAGCCCCCCTTGTCCAAATCGCGATCAAGTATGCCGGCGCCATCCAAAGCTCCGACGTCGTGGTCAGCGTGAACCAGTAACTCACCGGAGAATCCATCCATGCCTTCCTTCTCACTCACGGGCGCCGACACGGCGGTCCTTGCGGGCATCAACCTCGTCGATGTCGCCGACGGGGATTGGTTCACGCTCACCTACCCGAACATGCTCGCGGAGGTGAAGACCGGCAAAAACGGCAACAGCCTCTTCGCCTCGAACGCTACCGGCTTGCAAGCCGAGGCGACTCTGCGTCTGATCCGCGGCTCGGCAGACGACAAGGCGATGGACGCCATCCTTCAGCAGCAGCTTCAGGATTTTGCGTCGTTCGAGCTTCTGGTCGGCCAGTTTGTGAAGCGGATCGGCGACGGCGCCGGCAGCGTCTCGCCGGACCAATACATCGCGAACGGAGGCATTTTCACGCACAACGTTGACGCAAAGGCGAACGCCGAAGGCGACACCGAGCAAAGCGTCTCGGTCTATCGCTTTAAGTTCGCGAACGTTCAACGGGTGCTCTCGTAACACCTGGCGCCGAGCGGGAAGGAGGGTGCTGCGGGGTCATAGGCATCATCCCCATCTCGCCAATGGTGGTCCCGCTCGGCGCTTTGTGACCCAACCACCTTATGCAAGACCCCATCACGTTAAAAAGCGGCTCGCAGTTGGCGATTGGCGTCGCCCCCTTCGCGACCGGAAACAAGCTGTTGAAAGTCATCGCGCGGGAGTTGGCGTCCGTGCGCGTGGACTTCGACCTGTCGAACCTGTCCAGCCCGACCAACCGGGATTTGGATTCGGTCAAGAACGCAGCGTTCCAGATCATCCAGTCTGACGCCGTTGAAGCCGTGCTGAAGGAGTGCATGGCTCGCTGCCTCTACAACGGTCAGCGCATTACCGACGCCACTTGGGAAGCTGAAGACGCTCGGCAGGACTATCTGCCCGTGGCGTGGGAGGTGATGAAAGCAAACCTCGTCCCTTTTTTGAAAAGCCTCGGTTTGTCGTTGTCGGCAAAAAGTCAGCCGGAGACGTCAAACGGCCCGAGGTCCAAGTAACCGCCGACCAACAAACGCTCATCAGCCTCCGTCTCTGGAAAGAAGGACTCGGCACACCCCGCGAGATTCTGGAGATGCCCACGGACGAAGTGCTGATAGCGTGGGAGTTCATTAAATTCCGCGACGACTACGAGGAAACCGCCTACGCATTGAACCGACCTGACGCATGAAGATCGCAGAACTATTCGTCGAGTTGGGATTCAAGATCGAGGGTAAGGACGACCTGAAGGCTGTCGAAACGTCGTTGGTCAACATCGCCGCGGCAGCTCGGGATGTCGTCAAAGCTCTGGCGCAGTTGGCAGCAGCCAAGATTCCGAAAAACCTCCGCCGCGCTCTCACGCCGCAAACGCAGAACCAGCCGGGAGGGGGCGGAGGCGGCACGCCGCCCGCCGGTCCTTCGGCGTTCCCCCAGCAGCCAAGTCAACCGCCGGGAGGGGGCGGGTCTCCCCCTGCGGCTTGGGGGCAGTTCATCGCCCGAGTCCTCGGCATCGGAACGCTGGTTTTGGCGGTCAAGAAGCTGATCGGCGTCCTGAGTAGTCTCGCCAAGAACGCCTTCACCGCTGCGGTGAACACCGAGTTGTTCACGCGCCAAACGAGTGTCGGACGCCGCACCCTGAAGGAGTGGGAGTTGGCGGTGATGAAGGCCGGACTGAACCGCGAGGAAGCGGCCAATGCGTTCAAGACGATGGCGCAGAAGCGCGAACGCGCGTTCCTCACTGGAGAAGGGGCAACGCCGTTCCTCCAACTGTTCGGGGGCATTCCGCGCAACGATGAGGAATTGTTTGAACAATTCCGCGAACGCACGCGCTACATGACCAAGGAGCAAGCGGTCATGTGGGGCGAGATGTTGGGGTTCACTGCGGACTTCGCCGCGTTCCTCCACACGCGCCGGGACGAAATTGACTCGCTCGCCGGCCGGCTCTCCACCGATGAACAGCAGGCGGCGATCGTCAAACTGAACGCCGCGTGGCAGGAGTTGAAGTTCAACATTGAGCAGTTGGCCGAGAAAATTCTCGGCGACTTGGCTCCGGCGCTGACCAAGATCGTCGGAATCCTGAACGGGCTTATCGGCATTGGGCCGAAGGCTCGGGAGCTTGACCCGTTGGGCACTCGGAATTTTCGGCCCACGTCGTTCGCCCCCTACGCCGCCAGCACGACCGTCACCAACTCCCCGACGATCACCGTGGAGGTCAACGGTGCGGCAAGCCCCGCCGCGACGGGCGAAGCAGTGGTTGAAGCCTTGCGTCGGGAAGTGCAGCGCGCCTACTACGGTCGAGCCCCTGCCAACTTGGCTCCGGTGCCTCAGTAATGAACATCGTCCCCACAGACCAACCGAGCATCTACGACGCGCTCAACACGCTGGTCTACAACCGTGCGCAAATCGCGATTGTCCGACCCGACAACCCCCCGCCAGGCATTGCGGGCTTCCTGCTGTCGGTAGTGGACGACGACAGGGTGGAACTGCAAAGCGACATCACGAACCACTACACCGAGGAAAATTCCCCGGTCCAGGACCACATCGCGCTCCAACCCGAACAAGTCACCACGACTGGAGCGGTGGCCGAGCTGGTGCTCGCCAACCCGGTCGCCAAACGCATCACCGAGGCACCCAACCCGCTGCCGATCATCCCGAATTTCACGCCCCCGCTGGCGCCCGCAGCGGAAGCGCAGCAAGCGGCTTTGGTCGAAGCCGCCGAGAGCGACCTCAACGCCGTCACCAACACCCAGAGCCTCTACGGTTACTACCAAGCGAGATTGCCGCAGCAGCCCAACCAGACGAAGCAGCAGGTTGCGTTCGGGTATCTCTACCAACTTTGGAAGGGGCGGCAGACGTTTTCCATCGAGACGCCTTGGGGATTTTTCACCAACATGGCCATCCTTTCGATTTCGGCCAACCAAGGTGGCGTAACCCGAATGGTGTCGGACTTCACGGTGACGTTCCAAAAGATTCGCACGGTGCGGGCGATTGATGTCGTGCCCGGACTCCTCGCCGGTCGCGCGGTTTTCCAGCAGGCGCCGACGAACCAGAACGGAGTCATCGGCCAAGTTACGCCCACCACCGCGCAGGAAAGCCAATTCCTCCGCAACATCACCCCGTTCGCCGCACCGTGAAAATCCTTACCGGACTGACCAACCAACCGAAGCAGGACATGTCGTTCGTTCTGGCGGACGGCTCCACGGTGTCATTGTTTATTGAATACACGCCGCAGCAACTCGGGTGGTTCGCGAACCTATCGTGGCAGGACTGGACGGTCAACGGGCTCCGGCTGACCGCTTCCCCGAACCTGCTGGTCAAGTGGGATCGCGTCATCCCCTTCGGGTTGGCCCTCATCACCAAGAACCAAGTCGAGCCGCTGAACCCAGACGATTTCGCGGACGGCACCGCGGTCATGTGGCTGCTTGACGAGGCCGACGTGCAGACGGTGAACGACACGGCGTTCATCGGATTCTAATGCGCAAGTTCAACCGAGTTTACTCCCTCTCGGTCGAAGTGGGACAAGGCGTCGTGACGTCGGAGAACCGGCGCAACCCGTCGTCGGCGCGCAACGTTGAAATCACGCTGCCCTACACGGTGGAGTTTGAGATTGAGCGACGCACGCTTACCTCGGCGCAACGCGGCACGTTCCGCGTCTACAACCTCGGGGCGGACGTGCGGGCGGCGATCCAGAAGGACGTGTTCGACTACACCGACTTTCGGGCCATCCAGTTTCGTGCCGGCTACCAATCCCCCGAGGGGTGGTTTCGTCCGCTCGTGTTCAACGGTTCGGTCCTGACGTGTTACAGCTACCGCAAGGACAAGGACTGGATCACCGAAATCGAGGCGTTCGACGGCGGCTGGCAGATGGCCAACGCTAACAGCATTTCGCAGTCGGTCGCGGCGGGCACCTCGGCGGCTTCGACAATCACGCAACTTGCGAGACAGATCGCCAACTTGTCTGGCACGCCGATCGTCGGCAGTTTCCCCACAACCAACCTCCGCGGCGAAGCGTTGTTCGGCAACGCCTGGACGCTGATCGTGCAAAAGTCGAACGGGCTCGCGTTCATCGACAACGGCCAAGTCAAAGCCCTCAACTACAACGAGGTGTTCAAGGGGCCGATCCCGGTTATCTCCGCCGAAACCGGACTGCTGGGGAGCCCCAAGCGCACCACCTCCTCGTTGGAGTTCGACATGATTTTCGAGCCCCGCCTGACCGTCGGACAACTGGTCGAGGTCAAGAGCGTCGCCAATCCGCAGTTCAATCGGCCTTGGAAGGTTCTCGGGTTTACGCACCACGGCACTATCTCGCCGGCTGTCGCGGGGGACTGCCTGACCAGTGTGCGTCTGTGGTTTACACCGGAGGATTTGCGTATCATTCAGGGGACGCCCGTTCAATGAGCGAGTATGTTGCATCACCCACGCCGCCGGACCTCCGCGCGCTTCTGGACAACTTCAAGTCCGAAGTGATGCAGGCTACGAACGCCCACAAGGTCGGCATCATCGAGTCCTTCAACCCCACGTTGCAGACGGCTTCGGTGCGCATCGCGACTCTGGCGCAGACCAACCAAGGGCAAATCCCTTACCCCCTCCTTACAGATTGCCCCGTGTATTTCCCCGCAGGCGGAGGCGCCTACATGACGTTCCCGATAGCAGTCGGCGACCATTGCTTGGTGCTTTTCAATGACCAGGACATCGACAACTGGTTCACGACAGGGAATGTCGTTGTGCCCAACACCGAGCGCACGCACAGCTTGAGCGACGGCATGGTGCTGGTCGGGTGGAGGACGAAGGCCAACCAAGTGCCGGTGCCGGACGCTACTGCTGTGGCGCTGAGAAACGGAGGCAGTTATGTTACCATCGCCCCGTCTGGGGTCATCTCGGTCTACTCCGAAGACGGCGCCGTGCTTCAACTGAGCAACAAAGTCCGGCTTCTCAACGCCGACCAGAACTGGGGTGCGCTCATGCAGGATTTCCTGACGGTCCTGACTGCTTGGGTGAACACCGGCGGCTCCACGCCCAACGCCGCAACGGTTACAGCGTTGAACGGAATCAAAACCCGGTTCAGTGAATTGTTGACCGCAACATGATCTTTCGAGGCATCACCGCATCCGGCGACTGGACTTTCGGCGAAGGCCGAGGGAGCTACTTCACCAAGCAGAAAGCGATCGCCGCCAACATCCGCACTTCGCTGTTGTTCTACCTGAACGATTGCTTTTTCGCGATGAACTTCGGTATCGACTGGTGGAACCTCCTCGGTGCCAAAAACCCGGCCGCGGCCAACAACATCGTCTTGGAGACGCGCAAAATGCTGGCGTCCTGTGAGGGCGTGGTTCGCATCAACTCCGTTGAAGTGGAGATTGATGCCGAAGCCCGGAACATCACGATCAACTACAATGTGGACTCCATCTACTCCCGAAACATCGTCGGGCAAGTGACCACACCCTGAGCCATGCCCAACGCAATCGACGCCGACGGAATCCAAATCCAGACCACCGCCGAGATTCTGGACGAGTTGAAGTTGGGCACCGCCGACTACCCCGGCATGTTCGAGATTTACGGGCCGACGATCAACGTCTCGCCCAACTCGCCGGACGGGCAGATGCTCAACATCGTGGCGCAGGCGAAGCGGGACATGCTGGAGTTGATTCAGCAGGCGTTCACGAGTTTCGACCCGGATCAGGCGGTTGGGACGGTGCTTGACCAGCGTTGCGCCATCAACGGCGTGGTCCGCAATCCTGGCACACGGACGATCACCAACGTCACGGTCACGACCACCCAAGCGGTGACGCTGACCGGCGTGGACGACGATCCCGTCAACCCGTTCACGGTTTCGGACTCCACCGGCAACCAGTATCAGCTTTTGGAGACGTATGTGTTCGGTGCGGCGGCGTCCACGTCGCTCGCGTTCCGTGCGGCGCAAATCGGCGCAGTCACTCCGATCGCCAACACGATCACGACCATCGTGACGATCACCCTCGGGGTGTCGTCGGTGAACAACCCCTCTGGCGCGACCAGCATCGGCACGAACGAAGAGAGCGACTACGCGCTGCGCATCCGCCGGCAGCGGTCGGTCGCGCTGCCGAGCCAAGGGTTCTTCGACGGTCTCTACGGCGCGCTGATCGACATTGAAGGCGTCACGTCGGTCAACCTGCTGGAGAACGTCACCAACACGACCGACGTGAACGGCATCCCCGGCCATTCGATTTGGGCGATTGTCGCCGGAGGCACCAACGAAGCGGTGGCACGAGCGATCTACCAGAAACGGAACGCAGGGTGCGGCATGAAGGGCAGCACGACGGTCAACATCACGCAGGTTGACGGCTCCATTTTCGAGGTCCAGTTTGACCGACCCACGAGCGAGAACCTGTGGATTTCTTTCGACGTGGTGGCAATCACCGGGACGGTGGATGACGACTACATCCGCACCCAGCTCCTCACGTCGCTCAGTTACTCCATCGGGCAGAGCGCCGACGCCTCGGCGATTGTCGCCTTGGTGAAGGAGATTGCTCCCAACGCCTCGGTGTCCGATGCGGGCGTCTCCAACGACAACGTGACCTACGACACGCTGTTGGCCCCGACCGGCGTGAACTACCAATTCGCCACCGCTTCGGTTCGCGTCATCATCAACGGGTCGCCGGGAGTCTAACATGGCCGTCACGCTGCGCGAACTCACGGACTACTACACCGCGCTGTTGGCCTACCAATACCGGGGGCTCCCGAACGCGACGCGGGAGATGCAGCTCTACGCGAAACAGTTCGTCGCGGACAACCTCGCGTCGTCGCTGTTCACTTGCTACGACCTGGACCTCGCCGTCGGCCCGCAACTGGACACGATCGGGAAATACGTCGGGGTCGCGCGCAACATCGGCGTCGTCATCGTCCGCCCCTACTTCTCGCTTTGGACCTACGGCAGCACCCTTGATCCCGCCGACTACCAGGGGACGTGGGAGCCGGCCAGCGACACCCCGACCCTGCCGGCGGCAAGCGGGGTCGCGGGACACTGGTATGTCGTGAGTGCTTCGGAGGCTTCGACCTCCCCGATCACCGAAACGTGGAAAGCCGGCGACATCATCTTCTCCAACGGCTCGGTTTGGGCGAAGAACACCACCGACAACGGCAACGGTCTGACCACTTACGCGAACACCGCTTCCAACGCCGAGGGCGTGTTCTACTCCTACGCCTTCTTCTCGGGGCAGAACTCCGACTTGTCGGACGCGCAGTATCGCGTTGTGCTGAAGCTGAAAATCGTCCTGAACGCCAGCAACGGGACTCTGGCGAGCATCATGGACTACCTCGTGGAGTTCTTCCCGAACGGGCAGATCAGTCTCGTGGACAACAAGGACATGACGTTGAGCTATTACGTCCTGTCCACGGTCGCGTTGTCGAAGGAGCTTCTGGAAATTTATTTGCCTCGCCCGATGGGCGTGGGCATCACCGTCACCATCGTCAACCCGACCCCCGGAGGCGGCGAGGAGCTGACCACCGAGGACGGCATCACGCTCACCACTGAAGACGGCACTCCTCTCACCACAGAACCCACATGAAGACCCTCCGCATCCTCGTCTCACTCGTCGCCTTGGCCGGCGTCGCTCGCGCCCAGACTTCAATCACGGCGCTCCCGGCTATCGGGAACGTCACCTCGTCCACCGTCCTCCCCGTCGTGGACGTGTCCGGCACCCCGACCACCAAGAAGGCCACCGCGGTTCAGCTTCTCGGCGGTCTGCCCGACGCCACCGGCAGCGGTCGCGGCATCATGCCGGCGGCAGACAAAGCCAAGCTGGATGCCTCCACGGCGTCAAACACGGTCAGCACGCTCGTCCTTCGTGACAGCAGCGGCAACTTCGCGGCGGGCAACATCACGGCAACCAAAGTCACGGGCCTCTCCAGTCCGGTTGATTCGACCGACGCGGCGAACAAAGGCTACGTGGACGCTGCTGCGGCGGGTCTCGTCATCAAAAGTCCTGCGGTGGCCGGCACGATCGGCACGAACATCACACTGTCCGGCGGAGCACCCAACACCCTTGACGGCGTGTCGCTGGTGGCCAACGACCGCATCCTGGTCAAGAATCAGACCGACCCGACTGAAAACGGCATCTACTTCGTGCAGACGCTCGGCACGGGCTCGAACGGCACTTGGGCGCGCACGACGGATGCCGACACGGGCGCTGAGCTTGTCACCGGCTCCTACGTCTTCATTGCGGGCGGCACCGTCAACGCCAACGCCGCCTACACGATGGTCACGACCGGCACCATCACCATCGGCACGTCTCCGATCGTGTGGAATCTGTTTTCGCAGGTGACGCAGATTCAGGCGTCGAACATTTTGGGTCAGATTGTCGCAGCCCAAATCCAAGACGCCGCGATCAACACCGCCAAATTCGCGGCTGGCATCACGCCGGTTGAAATCGTCGGCACGCTACCCACCTCCGGCAATTTCGCTGGCCGGACCGTCTTCCTGACGAGCAACAGCAAGCTCTACCGTTACGATGGGTCTTCGTTTATCGCCACCATTTCCTCGTCGGACCTGACGGGTCAGATCACGTCCACACAGATCACGGACGGCGCCATCTCCACGCCCAAGCTCGCCGCCAACTCGGTCGTTGCGGGCAAGATCGCGGCGGGCGCGGTTGAGGCAGGCGACATCGCCGCCAGCGCCGTAACCGCGGGCACGATTGCGGCAGGCGCCGTCAGCACGACGGAGTTGGCTGCGGGCGCTGTCACCACGGCGAAACTGTTTGCCGGCGCGGTGGACACCAATGCCCTCGCCGCCAACGCCGTCACCGCCGCCAAGATTCAAGCGGGCACGATTACTGCCGACAAGATGGCGGTGTCTCAACTCTCGGCGATCACCGCGAACCTCGGCACCGTGACGGCGGGGTCGCTGACGGCCAGCTCCTCGGTGTCGGTCGGGACCAGCGCAAACGCCGTCAGCATCTCGTCGTCAGGCATGACGGTTGGGACGCGCATCAGCTTCATCGGTGATGGCGTCAACCCACGGATGCGCGTCACGGGTGATAGCCCCTACGATAACCAGCGCATCGAAATCAACGGCAACAACGGCGGCGTCTCAGGTCCGTTTTTGCAAGCGACCAACACCAGCTCGGGGGCCACGTTGACGATCACCGCCGCCGCAAGCACCCTCTCCGGCGGACACGTCCTTCAAGCTGGCAGCGCAGGCACCGGCACGATCAACTTCAACGGTGACAACTCGAACGTCATCAACATCTCGGCGGGCGAAAACGGCACCGCCGGATCACAACTCGGGTATCTCCTCATCCGCGTCAACGGACGCAACGTCAAAGTGCCCTTCTACGACCTGTAACTCCCATGCCTGAAATCATCCGCAAGCACCAAAAAATCTTCGGCTCGGGGCTCACCCCCACGGGCAACGTCGCCGTGTGGGGTTCGCTTGCGGCGGGCTCTCCGGCCTACTCCGACAATCCCGACACGATCCAGTCGTTGTCCGCGTTCGACGACGGGTTCAACGGAGCGGTGGTCGGCAACCGCAGCCCCGCGATGGAAGACCTGAACGGGTTGATGTATCTCATCACCCGTCAGATTGCCTACACGCTCCAGTCGGGCATCCCCGAGTGGAGCGCGGACACCAACTATTTCACGAACAACTTTTGCCGGGTAGGCGTGGTTACCTACGTCAGTCAATCCGACGACAACCTCGGCAACGACCCCACGAGCGACACGAACAACTGGCAACCGCTGTTCAACGTCGCCACTGGCCCGACGCTGGCGGCGGCGTGGGTGGTGTTTGACGGCATCAACGCCTCCGCCGGCAACGCCCGCATCATCGCCAGCTACAACGTGTCGTCCGTCACCAAGAACGCGGCGGGCAGCTACACCGTCAACTTCGCGAACGCGCTGCCGAGTGCGAACTACACGCTCCAAGGATCGTGCGGTTCGGAGGACGGTCAGCCCTACGGCGCGGGCGACGACGGCGTGGTGGTGGGCAACGTCACGGGTCAGGGGAACGCGGTGCGCAGCGCCACCGCTTGCCGCCTTTTCACCATCAACCCGACCGACAAATCGCTGGTCTCCTCCGGCTGTGTGTCGGCCACGTTCTTCTCCGCCTGACCATGCCTATCTATCAGCAAATGCCGATTCGGCTTCAGGCCGACCTCATCTCGGCGCCGCCGGTCGTGCCGATCGACGCCAACACAGGACTGTCGATCAAGTTCTGGCGGGCGCAGTCCGTTTCGATTCAAGTCGGCATCTTCGACAGTTCCGGTGAAGCGGTGGACCTGTCGAACCTCGAATACCTCCAACTCGTGCTCCAGGAGGCGCAGACCTCGCTTGTGCCTGCCTTGACGGTGAACGTGCTGGCCGGCGCCATCATCCCGACAATCACCGTCGCCAACTGGCAGGCGGGGATCGCGGCACAGGCTACGTTCAACCTCACGCCCGCGCAAACCGACTTCAGTCTCGGCGGCAGCACCGAGGCGACCTACTGGTTGCGGCTGTTGGGCCGCACCTCGGGCGGCGGGAACATCGTCTACGCCGCCGGTCCGGTCACGATCTACAACCCCGGTCTACCGCCTCAACCGCCTATCGCGTTTGTCTCGGCGGAGGAGATTGCCAATGGCGGAGGCAATTTTGAGGTCACGCCTGAGTCGCAGGTCCACATTGCAGAATGCACGATCACGGGTCCCGCGGAGACGCGCGACGTGGTCGTCCATGCTTCCGGCCTCATCGCCGGAGCGCGAGTGTCCCTCCGGTTCATTCTGCCCGCGACCGCCGGCATCAACCTGCGCATCTTCGACCAGTCCACGGCGGGCGACCTCCTCACGACGATCACGACAACCGGCGACGGGTTCCTCCCGACCTCCCGTGTCGAGCTTTGGTTTGACGGCGCCAACCTGAAACGCGACTTCCTCCTTCAACCGGCTTTCGGCCTCCAGACATGAAGAAATACCTGACCCTCCTCCCGCTCCTTCTCCCCGCCGCGCTGGCCCAGATCGCGGTCCAAAAGAACACGTCGAACGTCATCACGAACGGCAACATCGTCATCGGCAACAACACGACGCTCACCGCGACGGGCAACGGGTCCATCATCGCGACGGGCGGCACCGCCACGTCGGTCGCATGGGCGAACATCACCGGCAAGCCCACGACTCTGTCGGGCTATGGTGTGACCAACACCTTGTCCACCACGGCGCCTATCACGGGCGGCGGCTTGCTCTCGGGCAACCTCACCCTCGCGATGCCCGCGGCAACCAGCAGCGCGAACGGCTACCTGACGAGCGCGGACTGGACGACGTTCAATTCCAAGCAAGCGGGGCTTGGGCCGACAGTCTCGTTCTCGGCCAACATCATCACCGCTAACGCCGTCAAAGCGGCGGGCAGCGCCGGCTTCGCGTTGCAGAACTCTGGCGGCACCGCGGTCCTTACTGTCGGCGCTGGCGGAGGCACGGGCTCCACGTTCTCGGGAAACATCGTGGTCCCTGGCCTTATCGGTTCCGGCAACTTGACGGCACAAGGAGCCTCGTCAGGTGCGCTGCTCACGTTGGGGCAAGGCGCTAATGGAGTTGCCACCGTCAGCAGCCCACTAAAAAGTCCCAGCTTTTCCATTGATGTGCGTTGGTATGGCGCCACTGGCGACGGCACCACCAACGATTACGCGGCCATCACGACGGCTATCGCGGCGGCAGGTGCGAACGGCACGGTCAGATTTCCTCCGGGAGACTACGCCACCCTCACCGCTCTTGACCCACTTCAGGGTCAGACTTTGGATTTCTCTCCGGGTGCTACACTTCGCATGGCGCCTACCGGCACTTACAACGGTTCCGGTCTGATTGACGTGGACAGCTCGGACGTGACGATCCGCGGCGCCACCTTCGCCGGCCGCGCCTCGGCCATCGGCACCTTTGCGGTCAACGTCGCCGCGGCGCCCCGCGTCTCGCTCATCGACTGCATCGGCTCCACCACGCTCGCGCGCCTCGTCATTTTCACGGCGGGCAGCGACTACGGCCGCGTCATCCGCTGCACCTCGCCCGGCACCGGCCCCGGCGTGCATGCCTCCAACCACGTCGAATTCAACGACAGCGACTACGGACTGGTTGACCAATCCACTTTTTACGGCGGCGTCAACGGAGTCGAAATCTACCAGAACAACGGCAATAGGATTGTCGGAATCCGCGTGGTCAATAGCGTGTTCAGTGAGCTTGGCGGCTCGGGCGTGAATATGTATGGGGCTTACGGCGTGATCGTCGCCAACAATGTCTTCCGTCGAGTTGCTACCCACGGCGTTTTCGTAACCAACGGCGAAGTGAATGCCGGGCTCTTGTCGTTCGGAAACATCATCGAAGGGAACTATTTTCAGGACTGTGGCATTACAACTCCAGGCGGAGTCCCTATCTACCTGAATGGTGATGCGACTAAAGTCGTCGGGAATTCGTTCATCAGCGTAGACCGCCCATCGCTTCAAGGTTCCTACGCCGTCACTTTGAACGATGGCAACTATACGGAGGTTTCTTCCAACTACGTCCAAGGTGGAAACGGAGGATTTTATCAGAACTTCGGCGGATACGTCCTCATCACAAACAATCAATTGGTAGACATCGGCGCTGATGGCGCGTCCGCTATCGGGATCGTTGTAAACGGCACTTATGGACAAATCCAAAACAACCTTCTGAGGGACACCCGTTCGGGCGCCAGTCGAGGTTTGGACATCGGGGTGTTCGCCAACTCAGGAAGTTCGCTATGCAATTTTGTCCAAAACACCGTTGTAAACTCCAAAGGGCTTGGGTTCTACAACATCGGCACCAACAACACCAACGACGGGTCGGGCTTGACAAATCTGAACGCCAACAACCTTGCGGCGGGGACCGTTCCAGCGGCGCGTATGCCGGCCCTCACTGGGGATGTAACGACTTCTTCGGGTGCGGTCGCCACAACTCTAGCCACTGTCAACAGCAACGTCGGCACGTTTGGCAGCGCGACGACGGTGCCCACGTTTACGGTCAACGGCAAGGGCCTCATCACAGCGGCAAGCAATGTGACCGTGACCGATCCGGTTTTTGCGACTGTCACGGGCTCGCCCTCGCTGGCGCTAGCCGGAGCATCGGCCGGAGCGGCGTTAAGCTTGGCCTCGGGCTCGAATGGCGGCCACACCTTTACCACGCGCGGCTCCGGCCGCATCACCGGCACGCTCAATACAAACAATGTTTGGTCTATCAATCCCGGAGCATCGCTGGTCACGCCAAACATCGTTTTAGGCAGCGACGGCGGAAAGGCCGTTGCGTTGCTAGCCGGCTCATCCGGCGGGGCGTTGTTGTTTGATTCGACCGGATTCATCAACGTTTCGCACGACAGCAGGGCCAATTTGGTCGGCGGGTCTAGCACGGGCGGAACAGAGGTGGCTCGGTTTTCGTCGACCGGATTGAACGTCACGGGAACGCTGACCGCTTCTTCCGGCCACTATTACCCTCCGCAAACAGCCCCGAGCAACCCAGCGGCCGGCTGGGTGATCTACACCGACAGCGGCGACGGAAACAAGATCAAGGCCAAGGCCAGCACTGGCACTACTGTCACAATCGGAACTCCATGAACTTCCTACCTCGCTACAAAGCCGGCGTCGTTGATTACTGGTTCGCCGAAGCTATCACGCAATTCGTCAATGGATTCATCTCTGGGATCGGCGGCGGCACGTTCGTCGGTGGCGGCACCGCCATCGCGGCGTCTCAGACCGGCGCAACATCGGGCGTTGACTGGTTCACGCACGCGGGAGTTGCTGCGGGCGGGATCGGGTTGACCGCGATCGGGAACGGCGTCAAACGTGTCATCGTTTGGCACAACGACAACCCGTTCCCGAACCCTTGGCCTCGCCCAACCGGCGACACCCAAGCGCCCTTCCCAGTCAACTCAATCACCACCGAACCCAAGTGAAACGCATCTACCTCTGCGCCCTCCTTGCTCTGACGGGTTGCCAGCAAATTCCGCTCGGCAGCGTCAGCGAATACAAACGCACGACCACCGTTCTCGGAGTCAGCTCCAGCACCGACCTCTACGGCATCAAGTCCACCGAGCGAACGCTGAAAGCCGACTCGGGAAAATTCGTGCTGGCCTTTCCTGGGTTCCACCACGAGCAGAACGTCAAAGACTTGGTGCTGTCCAAACCGAAGGACCAGCCATGAGCCGAGAAGACTTTCGCGTTCACCTAGGCAGACTGGGGGCCATCGTCGCTATTTGCACGGGTCTCGGCGGCATGTTCGGCGCGTTCGTCCTTCTGCCGCACCGCATGAATGCGGTTGAGGAGAGGACCAAAGCCCTCGAAGCCGAGAACAAGGCGATCGCCCGAGAACTGCGCAACCTGAACGTGATGACGGCGCGGATCGACGAGCGGACCGCGGTCATCAAGTCCCGTCTGGACACGTCTCCCGGCCGTCAGGACTGACTGGACCTTGCGCCAATAGTCGCGGGTGGAGTCTTTCCGCCAACCGTTCGGTCCTCCGTTCCAGATTCGCGCCATGTCCTCCATGCGGGGTTCGTAGCCGAGTCGTTCGCGGGTGGCGTAGTGGCTCAGATAGTCCACGCAAATGCGGATGGACTTTTGCCGGCTCCAAGCGTCGGTGCGTGACACCCAACGTCCGGTTATGCGGCGGACATCCGCCACCACGACGTCGGAGATTTGCAGACAGCCGAGGGACCGGCCACCGTCGCCAATGGCGCGGTCGTTGCCGCCGCTTTCGACTTGGATCAACGCGGCGATGAGGATGGCGGGGATTTGAGACATGGGGCGTTTTTGCGGATGCACTTTAGTCCGGCGAGGTAGACGTAGACTCGGACGGTATCTGGGGACCAATACGGGTATCGCTTGTGGAGTTGTTCCAAGGTGTAGTTGGGAGCGTCTTTCAGCATCGCCGCTTTCAACCGCTTCGCGTCGTCGGTTTTGGAGCGGGGTTTGATGCCTTCGGCCTTCAGGAAAGTTTCGATCGTGCGGTAGGTCCAGAGCGGAAATTCCTCCTGAAGCTGTGCGACCGTCAGCAGCCCCGAGCGCGCCCGCTCAAACAGCCGATTGCGCATTTCCCGACGGAGTGAGTGGGTCATGGCCGGGTGCGGGCGTATTCGATGGAGTCGATCGTGGTGATGCTTGGCGGGACGACGGTGCCGTCCAGGCGGATCGTGGAGAACTCGGTGGCGAGGGTGTGGTGAATGGCGCTGCCCCAGTATTCAAGCCGAGTGTGGATCATCGTCTCTGGGTGAAGGGGACTCCCCAAATGCATCAGGGCGTCAACCGAAGAAAAAGTTCTGAAATAAAGGTGGGCAGCACTTAACCCCATCACCGCTAGTCGATCATTGATGCCACCCCAACGAGCCCACCAAGGAGTGTAGCACCTCCACGGGTCCACCTGTCGGGGCATCTCGAAACGCGCAAACGCCAAGTCGGGGCGGATGCGGATTACCATGTCCGGCGTCGTCAGCTTCTTCTCGTCGGAAACGAGGCAGGAGAATTTCCACGCCCGTTCCAGCGCCCACAACTGGCGAAGAATCGCCTGCGGCGTAGCGGACGGAGGATACATCGCGAGCCACTGAGGGTCGGGCGGCGGCTCGGGCAACTTGGGTTGCTTGACCTTCTCGAAGAATACTCGGTTCTCGGGGAATCGCTCCAGCAATCGGAGCATGTCGTCTGCTTGCGGGTCGTCGGCGACGCTGACGAAGAACACGGGGTTCTCCAGTTTGCGGAGGACGTGGAACCACTGGTTCGGGAACGTCTGCGCGAATGTCCGGGCTTGGCCGGAGTAGATTACTGCGGTGGTCATACGCCCGACACGAGGACAGATTGTGTCCTCCAAGTCAACTAAAAGTCGCTCAATCTTGGGGTATGTGAGACCAATTATCTCCGGTTATGGCCCGGCTAATCCCCGATTGGCTTGCACCAAAAGCGTCTGCCAAAGTGCGTTGGTCCCACCATCCGGTGCGCCACAGTTGGCGCAATTCTACGACCGCGTATGTGTCCAAAATAAGCCGGGGGTGCCTTCCGGGTTTGGCACGCCCCTTCAGCACCGCATCAATAGTGTTTTCTGCGGGAGTGCCGAGTTTCAAATGCTCGGGGTTTATGCACGCCCGATTATCGCATTGATGCAGCACCCACTTGCCATGCGGGATGTGGCCGTTGACTGCCATCCAGACAATCCGGTGGGCGGGGCGGACTTTGCCGTTTACTCTCGCGCTTCCGTAGCCACTAGAGAACTTCCCGCAAGTGGCTTCTAAGCACCCTGAATCAGTCTTTATAGCTCCCAAAAGTAGCTCTGCGGCTTTGCGTTTTATCCGCCCGTATTCAGCAGATTTTTGGTATAGATTGCTCACGCGAACATCGCGCCCGAAAGCCTAAAGTTCGTCAACATGATAAGCATCGCGCCTTGCTCGTCCCCGCGCGTGCGCAGGGTCTCGATCGCCACGTCATCCATCGTGCCGGGGCACGTCAGCCGGAACACGCGCGGAACAAGCGCCTGGCCCTTGCGCGCCAACCGCCCGTTGAACTGGTCGTAGAGTTCGCGGGAATAGGTCGGCGAATACCAGACGGTGTTCCGCCCGCCGGCTTGGAGGTTGAGCCCGTGGCCGAGACCGCGGGGGTCGGCGACGAGGTATTGG